TCAGTTCTTGAATCCCGCCGGCGGGTCGCACTGCCGCGTGATCCATTCCGCCAGGGTGCATCCTGCTTCCTGCGCGGCCCGGACGTAAGCGGTTTTGCGAGATGGTTCGACGCGCATCTGGATTTGTGCCGTCTTGCCATCGTCGATGGCCGGCAGTGGCCCCGGTTGGTTTGCGTCTGGCATCATTCCCATCAGGCGCTCGAGTTCATCTAGGTACTCCCCCAATCCCCTCTCATATTTGACCTGTCCCATGCTGTTGATCAAAACGGCAATTGAGGCGATGGCTCTAGTTACCCTTTTGGGGGCGATAGGGGAGTTGATTGCGATGGCCTGAAGGGCTTGGTTGATCTCGTTGATATTGGCGCCCTCGATGGTAAGGCCGCGTTTCAGGGCTGATGCGATTCGTTGTTTCATTTTTGCTCCAGGGCGACGAGTTGTGAGAGGGTGAGAATGCCTCCATCAGTATTTCGGTGGCTGTCAATCATGTCGGCTAGTCGGCCACGAATGTCAGCGGGCTTGTGGCCTCCGCCTCTGACGCATACGAGGCGTTCTCCGGGCTGTTTGCCATGTCTCGATTGAATGATGAGTTTGCCGCTGCGATCCAGGTACATGGCCGGATCGTGAATATTGGTGGCGGTGGCGAGTTCTTTGATGGCTTTGCGAATGGCGTAGGTAGTCATGGTCAATCTCCTGTAGCTCCCCCGAGAACCGCCCGGACGGATCAGCGGCTCAACCGCTCATGCCACCAGTGTACACTCGTCCCCCCATCTTGTCAATACATGATTTTTGAGTTTCTGGAGATATCTACATCTTCACCCCATCCAATCTCGCCTTCACCGCCGTGATCGCCGTCGCCTGCCCGCTTACCTGCGTCCCCTGGCTCGAGGTCATCGCCGCGACGCTCGGGTGCGTGTGGGTGCTCAGCACGTTCAGCGCCGTGATCGTCGCCGCCATGAATTCGGAGACCAGGCCCAGCACGTTCTCCGCCTCGCTGCCGACCCAGACCTTGGGCGCCTTGGCCTGGAAGTCGGCGGCCGCCTGGAGCACCTGGTGCAGGCACTGGTCGGCAATCGTCCCAGGGCTGACCCGTTTCCAGTCGCCGGCCTCGCTCGCCTCCTGGTAGCACTCGGCCGAGTGCTGCCAGCGCATCGATGTGGATCCCGTCGGCGTCAGCTCGAGGCCGTAGGGCAGCACCGAACGGACGAAAGGCAACGTCTGCAGGCCGTAGGCCCAGGCCACCTCGACGATGGTGCCCGGCCGCGGCAGGCCGGAGAATCCCCGCACCTGGCCGGCGCCGGGGAGCGCCACCGGCACCTCCTTGAGCTCCGGCATGGTGGGATCCACGGTCAGGTCAGCCCGCAGCAGGCGCAGGTTGACCGCATACTTCGGCCGCTCCTGCAGGCACTGGCCTCCTTGCGCCGGCGGATCCGGAATCGCCGTGACCACCGCGAAGGTGGGCAGCTGCATCCCCGCTTTCTGCTCCAGGTCGCTCAGATCATCTGCCATTGGCTGCTCCTCCAGGTCAGGCGCATCGTCTCGGAACTCGCCTCGATGCGGGTGATAGTGACCGGCGCGCCGGGGCCGACCTGCAGGCGCACCCCGGGCCGCAGGAAAGCCGCCAGCGGCGCCGTCCCGCCCAGGGCGGTGATGTCCGTGAGCAGCTCGGGCGGCAGCTGCAGCTGAGCCCGCGCCGCCGGCGAGCCGGCCCAGGTGCCGAAATAAACAGAGCCGTCCGGCTGGCTCTGAATGATGCACTCCTCGAGGCCCAGCGCCCGCCGCAACCCGTGCAGCAGATGCTCGCCGGTACCAGGGTTGACGAAGATCGGCAAATCCCGATCCAGCCAAGCCGCCTCGGCGCTCACCTGCAGGTGGTTGATTCTCGCCATCGCCTCGAGGACGGCGCGGGGCGAGGTGCGGCGCAGGCTCACCGGCGCCCGGAACTGCAAAACGGCAGGCAGCTCCTGCACCGTGAAGCGCTGCTGCTTCCTGTCCATCGCCTGAGAATCCAGCACGACGCCGGTGAACCACAGCTGCAGCTTGTCGCCCCAGCCGAAGCTGAGGCGGACCTCACCCTTGAGCGGCTTGTCCGCCTGGACGGCGAAAATCGCCCTCCCCGGCTTGTTCAGCTCGAGGAGCGTCATGTCGGCGACGATCGGCACCTCGGCGCCGTCCACCGTCAGTCGCTTGTTCAGCTTCATGCGAAGGCGCGCTCCCCGGTGCTCATGAACTGCTGCAGCTTCGAAGATGTCGAGCCTTCCGGCTTGATCTCAATGCCGTCCGATTTCCTCGCCACGATCTCGTTGGGCTTCTCCCGCTCTTCGCGGCGCTCGGCGACGGAGCGCACCTCCTCCAGCGTGAAGGTGACGTTCCAGGCCTGCACGCCGTCCGCCTTGGTGACGTTCCAGCCGTCGACGAATTTGACCTCGCGGATGTCGAGCGATTCCGCCAAGTCATCGACGATCTGGTAGATCAGCGCCGCCCCGTCGGTATCGCGGCCGATGATCACCGTCTTCAGCGTCTTGAGCTTCCGGCGCTGCTCGAGCGGCAGCTGCAGCGAACAGGCGAGGCGCTGCGGCTTGATGCCGGCTTCGGCCGCGTCGGTGCTGCTGGTGTCGCCGCCCAGGGCTTTGGCGTCGATGCTCCCGGAGGCGGAGACGGTGAGGTTCTTCCCCGGGACTTCGAACTCGATCCCGCTGTTATACAGAATCATCCTCGGCCCCCTTCTTGACCTTGCGCAGGAACGCCTGCTCGATGATGTAAAGGACGGCCTTCGAGCTGTAGCCGGCGAGCGCGGCCGCTGCGGCCGAGACCTGCTGCGACAGGCCGAAGGGCGCCAGCAGCAGGCTGACCAGCACGCCGGCGAAGACCGCGATGATGATCTCGCAGACCACCATCTTCCGGCTCAGCCGCCTCGGCGCCGAGAGGCAGCGCACCAGGCCGCCGAAGGCGGCAAGGGCGGCAATGGGCAGGTATTTGGCGGCGGAGTTGAGCATGTCGGACATGGAAGCGCCTCAGTATTTGATGCAGTAGTTCAGGGCGATGTTGCGGGGGCGGGTTTCGCTGCCGCCGGTGGCGCTGGTGTAGCCCTGCTTCAGTGTTCCGGAGCTGCCAGTTGTGTCAGCGTATCCCTCGGCGAGGCCAGGCATGTCCGTGGAGCTCTCGCCATAGACATGACCTGAAGTGCCGCTGGCGTAGGGATTGTCTGCGACGCCGTTGAGGTGGCTATGGCTCTTGAAGTCGTCCGTCTGCGCCGAACCCAAGGCCCGGCCGGTGTCGATGCTGCGGCCGTTGTCCCAGCCGCGGATGAACTCGCCGCGCAGGTCCGGCAGCTGGAAGGTGGAAACGCCGTCGCCGGGGCCGTAGGTGATGCCGATGGCGGCGAAGAGCGCCGCATAGGTGCCGGTGCGGCTGACCAAGGCGCCGTTGGCGCTCAGCCAGCCAGCCGGCGGCGTCGCCTGGGCGAAGGGCATCACCGCGCCGGGCGGTACCAGTGCTTCATGGGTGTGGTTCGTCGGCGACTTGCCAGCCAGCGCATCGGGCAGGCCGTTGACCTGGCTGATTTCGTGGGTGTGGCTGGTGTTGGCCTTGCCGGCGAGGAGCGAGGTGAAATCCTGCTGCCAGGTGCCGGCCGAGATGGTGACGCCGGTGAGCGTCCCGATGTCGGTGTGCTGGATCGCGAAGTTTTTGGTCAGCGAGTTCCCCATGGTGGCGCCCGCGGTCGCCCGCTTGGTCTGGCTGGGCACGTAGCTGACCGCCACCAGGGTGTTGTTGGCGCTGGAGTAGAGGCCCAGCCAGTTGAAGTCCCAGGTGCCGACATCCGGGCCGAGCACCGAGGAGAAGACCACGGTGTCGCTCCCGGCGACGCCGGCGGCGCTGATCGAGGCCTGCAGCTTGATGTTGCCGCCCGCCGGCATCGCCTCGGTGAGCGGCGGCGTGGCACTGGTGTCGAGCCCGGCGATGTAGGCGTAGACCATCTTGTCGATGGCGAAGCTTTGGCCGGCCGCGGCCTTGGCGGCCATCAGGGCGAGGCCGGCGGAGGTGATTCTGGCGCTCATGCGGGTTTCGATTCCTTGAACTGGATTTGCAGGGTGGGCGGGAGCAGCTCGTTGATCTCCAACCAGGGGTTCTTCATCGCCTCGAGCTCGGTGCGGCGGTAGACGCCCTCGACCTTCTCGACGTCGCCGAAGCTTGTGGCGGCGCTGGGCTTGATCGCGACCAGGGCCGGCGGCACCCGGTGCGCGGTGATCACGTCGTCGGCCGAGATGTTCTTGATCTTCTCGAACTCGTCCTTCTGGCCGATGTCGCCGATCGGGATCAGTTGCAGGCTCTTCTCCTTGCCATTGGGGATGTGCAGGTACATCGAGCGGAAGTTCCCGGCACCCTTGCCCCGGCTCAGATTGTCCTTGATCGCCTGCTCCGTTTCCGGGCCGATCTGGGCGTCAGTCGTGTAGAGGATGTAGCCGAGGTGAGCGCCGTTCTTGAAGTATTTGCGGCGGAACAGCGTGGCGTCCTCGTTGAGCAGGACGGATTGCAGGCCGCCGAGCCAGTCAGGGATGCCGTAGATTCCCTGCTGGGTGTCGTACTCCTTGAGGTGGATCACCTCCCCCGGCTTGAACTCGATGTGCTGGAAGTTCTGGGTCAGCAGGAAGAAGCGCTCGGCCCGGCCGCGGCGCATGTTGATCGCCGGCAGGTGCCGCAGCGCCACCACCAGGCCGAAGGCGTTTTTCACCACCTGCAGGAAGGCGTTGCCGAAGGTCAAGTAGTCGGTCTGTGCCGCCCGGAACTCGGCGCGGCTGATCCCCGTGCTGGGCATGAACTCGTTGACCAGCATGTTGCGCCGGAAAATGATGCAGGTGCCGTGGTGGGCATTGGCCCGCGTCATCTGGCTGAGGCCGTTGAATGCCACCGGCGGCTCGAACCAGAGCCCGGCGTCGTTGAGGAAGGTGCCCAGGTAGTCGCTGATCCGGTTGACCACCGGCTCAGGATCGCCGAAGGAGAAGCAGATGGGCTGGGATTCTGTAGCCGTGGCGTTCACGCTGCCTCCTTGTCGGCCTGCACCAGTTTGGGGTGCGGCACGATCTCGTCGCCTTCGAGGATCCAGCGGCTGCCTTCGGTGACGCCCGGAGCTTTTCGCCAGGCCGTCCCGCCGAAGAGGTCCACGGCCCGGAACATGGCTCCTGCGCGGATGGCGCTGACGCCGCTGGCGACGAGTAGGTCGCGCAGCGCCGCGTCGGCCTTGGCCTTGGTCCACTGGTGCGACCAGTAGAGCCAGTCATGCAGAAGCGCCGCCAGCATGAAATCGGGCTCGTTGGGGGCGCCGATGATGCTCCAGAAGGCCCGGGGCACGCTGGCACCGTCGAAGAGGAAGCCGCGAGGGATGACCACCTCTTCCCCGTTGATGATGAAGCGGAAGTCGGTGAGCAGCACGTCGCCCTTGCCGGATGGGTAGGAGATCGTCGGTGCAGCGCTGCCGCTGAGCTTGCCGGCGGCGAGAACTGCGGTCGGCGTCTGATCCCAGCTGACGATGGGGACCATCGGCGCCGCGGTGCCGAAGGCGATGAAGCAGAGGGCGGTGGCAAGGGATTTCATGCTCAGTCCCTCCCCGGTTCGGCTTTCGCCAGCTGCGCCGCGATGACGCCCTCGGCGCCGGCCACCATCTGGCCGGAGGTCGATTGCGGGTCGGCGCTGCTGATGGTGTACTCGCCGGTGCCGATCCGGATGAATTCATCCCCCGGCTTGATCGCCTCGAGATAGGCGACGCGCACCAGCTTGGATTCATGGTCGATGCTGGTCAGCGCCGGGCGGCGCCAGATGGCTTGTCCGCCGATGGTCGCGGCGCTTTGTGTCCAGGTCATGGTGCTTCCTTTGTGTTAGCCGACGCGGTACCAGGCGTTGCCTGCCGAGACGTATTTGTATTTGGCCCAGGAATGGGCTGCCAAGGTGGTGATGGGGGAGTTCACGGTCTTGCCGTTGCCGTTCAGCGTCAAAGTGGTCACCCCGAAGGCGCCAGAGCTGATCGTGACTTCTTGGCCATCGTTGGGGGATGCCGGGAAGGTGACGGTGGCGGTTGCCAGGGTGGAAGCAGCATCGAACAGGACATGCGGTGGGGAGTTGGCTCCCAAAGATGTGGTACCCGTGGCCGTGACCCGTGTCGTTCCCGTGTTGAAGCTCCCCGTGGCATTGAGGCCTCCGCCAAATGTCGCGGCCTGCAGGAACTGAGCGCCAGTCGAACTGAAATAGCCGACCTGCACCCCGCCTTGAGTGAAGGAGATGGTTCCCGAGCCGGTATTGGCAATGGTCAGGGTGCCGTTGGCGCCGCTCGCCGCTGTGATCGAGGCCCGTGCCGTGGTGCCGCCGTTGGCGTAGAACGAGATCGCCTGCGAAGCTGCTCCCCACCATTTCCCCAAGGAGAGCGAGTTCGCTTCCGCCGTCACTGGCTGACTGAAGGTCACCCCCGTCGTCCCGACGGTGATGTCGGTGGCGTTGGTCACGAAGACTTCCTGGCCGCGCTGGCTGCTCCAGTTGCTGCCTTTGCCGGAGGCCCGGAACGAAATGCCGGTCTTCTGCACCGAGCCGTTCGCCCACCAGGCCGGACGCGTCCAGGCGCCGGAGGAAGTGATCCAGGGGCCGTTCTGCGAAGTCGTCGTCTGCGCCGTGCAGTTGACGATCTCACCGCTGGTCGTGGTGTAGCCGTCGACCGTCTGGGCGCCGCTGAGCGTGGCGATGTTCGATTGGGCGTGAAGATCCACCAGGTAGGATTCCACCGGGGAACTGTACGCCGCGGTCAGTCGCCCCTTGGCATCGACTGTGAAGCCGCCTCCGAAGTAGCTGCCCGCCGTCACTGTCGTATTGGGAAGATCACCCCACTGGGTGTTGAAATCGGTGCCGTCAATCTTCGTGAGGAATTGCCCGGCCGTGCCGCCTGTGGGAACCCCTTGGCCATTGGCGCCATTCGTCCCGTTGGTGCCGGCCGTGCCTTGAGGCCCCTGGAGCGAGACGCCTGCAGGCCAGGCGCCGGCCGCCTTGGGGCCGTACATGATCTTGGCGGTGGGGTCATAGGCAAAGTCGCCGTTCGTCCCCGTGCCGGCGGAAGGGGCGCCGGAGGTGGTCAGCACCGTCTTCCCGTCGGCGCCGTTGGTGCCGTTGGTGCCGGCCGTGCCCTGCGGCCCCTGGAGCGAGACGCCTGCAGGCCAGGCGCCGGCCGCCTTGGGGCCGTACATGATCTTGGCGGTGGGATCGTAGGCGAAGTCGCCGTTCGTCCCCGTGCCGGCGGAAGGGGCGCCGGAGGTGGTCAGCACCGTCTTCCCGTCAGCGCCGTTGGTGCCGTTGGTGCCGTTGGTGCCGGCCGTGCCCTGCGGCCCCTGGAGCGAGACGCCTGCAGGCCAGGCGCCGGCCGCCTTGGGGCCGTACATGATCTTGGCGGTGGGGTCGTAGGCGAAGTCGCCATTCGTGCCAGTGCCGGCGGAAGGGGCGCCGGAGGTGGTGAGCACCGTCTTGCCGTCGGCGCCATTGGTGCCGTTCGTCCCGTTCGTCCCGTTGGTGCCAGCCAGGGAGACGCCCGCCGGCCAGGCGCCGGACGCCTTGGGGCCGTACATGATCTTGGCGGTGGGGTCGTAGGCGAAGTCGCCATTCGTGCCAGTGCCGGCGGAAGGGGCGCCGGAGGTGGTGAGCACCGTCTTCCCGTCGGTGCCGTTGAT